TGCAAATCATTCTAGCAATAGTTCTAATCATTCTGCTAACATTTCTAATTTTGCAAACAGTAGCTCTAACTCTGCAAATGCTTCTGCTGCAAATGCAGCTGGAGTAAGTGCTAATGCTAATGCTGCCGCAAATTCTGCAGCAAATAGTTCTAACTTTGCAAACAATTCTAGCAATAGTGCTAACACATCAGCAAACCACGCATCAAATTCTAGTAACTTTGCTAACAATAGTTCTAATAGTGCAAATACATCTGCAAATCACTCTGCCAATTCATCTAACTTTGCAAACAATAGTTCTAACAGTGCTAATACATCTGCTAACCATGCAAGCAATTCATCTAATCATTCTGCTAATTCTAGTAACTTTGCTAACACATCTAGCAACCATTCAGCTAACTCATCAAACTTTTCTAACAATTCTAGCAACTTTGCTAACACTGCTAGTAATGCAGCTAATGCGGCTAACGCTGCAAGAGATGCTGCTTTAACAGCGGCTGACAATTTTGATGATACATATTTAGGTGCTAAAGCAAGTGATCCAACATTAGATAATGATGGTGGTGCTTTGAATGCTGGTGATCTTTACTTTAACTCAACTTCTAGTGTATTGAAATATTATACAGGTTCTGCTTGGTTAACTGTAGAAGCTACTGATACAAGTACTTTTGCAACTAAAGGATTTAGTATTGCAATGTCAATCGCATTATAATAAGGAATATATATGGCACAAGATTTCACAAGATATAAAGCTAGACTGACTGGAGTTTCAGCAGCTACTTTATTTACAGCAAATTCAAACGATACAATAGTTGGTATATCAGTAGCAAATGTAACTGCAGGTTCAGTTAATGCTTCAGTATTTATTAATGATGGTACTAACGATTTTTATTTAATCAAAGATGCACCAATACCTTCAGGATCTGCTTTACAAGTTTTAGATGGTGGTGCTAAAGTTGTAGTTCAATCTGGAGATATTTTAAAAGTTGTTTCAAATACAGCTTCATCTTTAGACACTTGGATTTCAACTGTTGATGCAATTTCTTAACAGGAGAATTACATGGCTTTCGTAGGAAGAAAACCAACCAATGCACCTTTAACAGCAGACGATATACCTAATGGTATTATTGGTGCTGCAGATTTAGCATCTGGAATATCAGGATTAATTACTTGGCAATCAGTTCAAACAACTGGTTTTACAGCTGTTGCTGGTAGAGGTTATCCTTGTAACACAACTTCAGCTGCATTTACAGTAACACTACCTGCAACTCCTTCTGTTGGAGATACAATTATATTATTAGATTACGCAGGAACTTTTGACACTAATGCTTTAACAATAAATCCTAATTCAAATAAAATAGAAGGTGGAACAGCTAATTTACAATTAACTGGTGAGAGAGAAGGAACAAGTTTAGTTTATATAGATTCAACACAAGGTTGGTTAGCAAGTTCAGGAATTAATGAAGGAACAGATGCTTTATCACCAACACCTTATTCAGTAGATTTTTTAGTAATCGCTGGAGGTGGTGGAGGTGGTTCTAATATTGCAGGTGGTGGAGGAGCTGGAGGATATAGAACATCTACTCAGTCTGTTCAGATAGGAACAGTAATTACAGTAACAGTTGGTGATGGTGGTGCTGGTGGAACTTCTAATGGTAATGGTTCTCAAGGAAGTTCATCTTCTATTTCAGGAACAGGATTAACAACTATAACCTCTGCTGGAGGTGGTTTTGGTAATGGGCAATCATCAGGCTCAGCTGCAGGTTCTGGTGGATCTGGTGGTGCTGGTTCAAATGACGCAACTTATGGAGGAACTGCTGGTTCAGGAAACACTCCAAGCACATCTCCAAGTCAAGGAAATAATGGTGGAACTTTTAGAGGTGGTGGTGGTGGAGCAGGTGGAACAGGCTCAAATGGAAATCCAAATTCTAATGGAGGTAATGGATCAACAGGCGGTGCTGGTGGAACAGGAACAGCTTCTTCAATAACAGGTTCTTCAATTACAAGAGCAGGTGGAGGAGGCGGAGCAGGATATAGAGCTGCAGGAGGAGCAGGTGGAACAGGTGGTGGAGGTGCTGGTGCTACATCTGTTGGTGAAGATGCAGTTGCTGGAACTGCTGGAACTGCAAATACTGGTGGTGGTGGTGGAGGTGGTACTATTAATGCTGCAGCAGGTGGGGCAGGTGGTAAAGGAGTTGTTATATTAAGTATTCCAACTGCAAGTTACTCAGGAACAATAACTGGTTCACCTACAGAATCTACATCAGGAAGTAATAAAATTTTAGTATTTAATGGCTCAGGAACTTATACAGGATAAATTATGGCATCATTTGCAAAAATAGGATTAAATTCAAAAGTAATAGAAGTTCTTTCTGTAGTTAATGAAATTCTTCATGACTCAAATGGAATTGAACAAGAAGTAATTGGTATAGATTTTTTAACTAAACTTACAGGTTATCCTGTTTGGAAACAAACATCATATAACACTCATGGTGGAGTTCACTCATCTGGTGGAACACCTTTAAGAAAAAATCATGCAGGAATAGGATATACTTATGATGAAACAAGAGATGCTTTCATTCCACCTAAACCTTTTAACTCTTGGATATTAAACGAAGATACTTGTCGTTGGAATGCACCAGTTGCTTATCCTTCTGACAATGGTAATTACAAATGGAACGAAACTAATTTAAACTGGGAAGAAATAATTTAATGCCATACATTGGAAAAGATCCCACATTTCTTTACACATACACATTTGGTACAGACACAGGTGATGCTTCAACAACAGCATTTACAATAACTTCAGGTAGAACAGTTGAAGATGTATTGGTATTCGTAAATGGATTTCAATTAACACCTACAACAGACTACACAATTTCAGGAACTACATTAACTTTTGTAACTGCACCAGGATCATCAGCTGAAATTACTTATAGATATTTACCAACAACAGATTATACAATTAGTGGAACAACTTTAACATTTATTGCCGCACCTGCTAACCTTGCAGAAATTACTGTAAGATACCTAAGGTTAAACTAATGGGTGCTATAGCTAGAGCCGCAGCAAATAATATTACAACAAGTGGAGTATTTACTTCTGGTGCTATTGCCAATTCTTCTGTAACTGGAATAACTGTACTTGCAAATGCTAGTGATGGTATTACTTTAATATCTTCGCAAACTGCTAGTTCTTCTGCAACCATTTCTTTTACAACTGGAATAGATTCAACTTATAAAGCATATAAGTTTGTGTTTGTTAATATTCATGGATCTATTCAAGATAATAGTGATGGTATAGAATTTCAATTTAACATGAGTACTGATGGTGGTTCTAACTACAACGTAACTAAAACTACTACTATGTTTCATGCGTATCATAAAGAAGATGGTACTGATCCAACTTTAACTTATCAACCTAGTTACGATTTAGCACAATCTACTAATTTTCAAAATTTATTTATTGTTGCTGGTAATGATGGGACAGATGAATCTGGATCAGGATCTTTAATTTTATTCAACCCAAGTTCTACAACGTATGTAAAACACTTTATATCTAACAATAATTTTTATTCTTACCATGATTATTCATTTAATATTTTTGTATCTGGATATGGAAACACAACATCTGCTGTTAATGCTATTCAATTTAAAATGTCAGCAGGTAACATAGACGCAGGAACAATCTATATGTATGGTATAAAATAATGGGATCAATTACTAGAGGTTTATCAAATAACATTACAACTGGTGGAGTTATACTTCCTGCTGGAATTACAAATGCTTCAGTAAGTGCTGTAACTTCTTTTGCTAATGCTAGTGCTGGAACATTAATATTATTATCTACACAGACAGCTTCTAATAGTGCTACGATTTCTTTTACATCTGGTTTAGATAGCACTTATGATGAATATATATTTAAGTTTATTAACTGCCAACCAGCTACTGATGATGTTGGATTTGAATTTAATGGCTCAACTGATAGTGGTAGCAACTACAATGTAACTAAAACAACTACAAATTTTACTGCTAATCATTTAGAAGATGATTCATTTACTACACTAGCATACCAAACTACACAAGATTTAGCACAATCTACTGCTTTTCAAAAATTATCTCATCATCAATTAGGTAATGGTGCAGATGAATCTTTTGCAGGAACATTAACAGTATTTAATCCAAGTTCTACGACTTATGTTAAACATTTCATAGCATCAGGTAGCACTTACTATTCTGGTGATGGAGAATTAAATACTTATGTTGCTGGTTATTTTAATACAACTTCAGCTATTAATGCTATAAGATTTCAAATGAGTTCTGGTAACATAGATGATGGAATTATTAAACTATATGGAGTGAAAAAATCATAATGGGAACTATTACAAGATCATTCGCAAACAACATAACTACAAGTGGTGTTCTATTACCAGCTTCATTGACTAACAATTCTATTGCCAATGTAACTGCTTACAATGCCGCAGTTGCTACTGGTAACATGGTATTAATAAGTTCGCAGACAGCTTCTGCTTCTGCATCAATTAGCTTCACAACTGGAATAAATAGCACTTACAAAGAGTACCAATTTTATTTTATAAATGTTAGACCAGCTACTGATAACGCAAATTTTTCTTTTAATTTAAGTACAGATTCAGGAAGTAATTACAATGTAGCCAAAACAACAACTTATATAGTAACATACGCTAATGAAGCTAATAATGACACTGTACTTGCTTATGATACAGCAAAAGACTCAGCACAAGATACTGGTTTTGCAAATTTTGTAACCAATCAAGGAAATGGTGCAGATGAATGTTTTTCTGGTTCAATGCAACTTTTTAATCCTGCATCAACTACTTATGTAAAGCACTTTATAACAAATACAAATGGTTATTTATCAAGCGACTATTCAGTAGAAAATTTTATAGCAGGTTATGGAAATACCACTTCTGCTATTAATGCTATACAGTTTAAATATACTTCAGGTAATATAGCTGATGGAACAATACTTATGTATGGCATTGTATAAATGAATTTATCCAATGAAACTAAAGTAGCATCGTATAACTTGACTAATTCAATTAACAATAATAAATAGGAGATAATATGGCAGAACATAAACTAGTAGATGGAATACAAATTCCCCTTAGTGCTGAGGAAATAGCTCAACGTCAGGCAGATGAAATTGCTTGGAACAATGGAGCATTTGATAGATCATTAGCTTCATTAAGAGCTAAACGTAATTCATTATTAGCTGCAACAGATTACCTTGCTTTATCTGATAATACTTTATCTGCTGCTATGTCTTCTTACAGACAATCACTTAGAGATTTGACTGAAGGTTTATCAACAGTTGAACAAGTTAATTCAATAGTATTTCCAGTTAAGCCATAATATAAAATCGTTCATACAACGATGAACATTCTTATAGCAATACCTTGTTTTGGTGGCAACATCAGTAACATGACATTCCATTCATTATTTAATTGCATCAAACCTTTAAATGATATGGGACACAATCTTAGAATAGAAACATTACCAACTGAATCATTAATCAATCGTGCTAGAAATAAGTTTGTAACTAAGTTCTTAGATAATAAAGAATTTAATGGAACACACTTATTATTCATTGATGCTGACATTGGATTCACATTGCAGAATCTTTTAAGAGTTATAGAGTTTAATAAAGAAGTTGTTACATGCACATATCCTGTCAAAGGTTTTTACTGGCAGCAATTACTAGATCGTATCAAAGAAAATAATAATATAGATGAACAAACAATGCGTGATTATCTTTTGCAGTTCAATGTTAATCTATATCCTAACACAGAATTTAAACAGGGATTCGCAAGGGTAAAGGAAAGTGCAACAGGTTTTATGATGATTAAACGTGAAGTCTTTACTACTATTATGGATAAGTTTCCTCAGCTTAAATACAAACCAGATCTAAGAACAGGAATAGAAAATTCTCAGAATGCGTTTGATTTTTTTCCAGTTGGCTGCTATAAAGAAAAGGATGGAGTAACCAGGTTCTTATCTGAAGACTATTACTTCTGTAGATTAGCTGAAGAATGTGGCTTTGAGATCTGGACAGATTTATCTACACCAATTACACACTTGGGTTCTACCGAGTATCATGGTATGTTTATGACACAACTAAACAAGAAATAATATGATTACACTTATTATTGGTTTACTAGCTGGAGGTTTCATTGGTTACGCTTATAAAGATGAAATCAGTAACGCTATTGAATCTATCAGATCTCATTTAAAATAGACTTGAAATTTGTTGCACTGCAACATATATAGTTTCCATTAACCAATGGAGAATACTATGTTAGATTATAAATCTTTCAGAGAATACTGGACTAAGTTTTATGCAGATGCTTTTGAAGATGTTAAAACATTTTGGAAAGATTATGCTAAAAGTGTAGAACAGTTCTACAATAAAAAATAAATTATATTTATAATTCAATAAGTTATAAAAAATAATTTTATTTACTTATTATTCAATTAACACTAGTTGGCTTTTGCCAAACCAACTAATAGGAGTTAGCATGGCAAAAAAGAAAATTAAATCAGCTGAAGATATTATCTATGAGATTAAAGATCTCCTTGATGATCTTGAGCTAAAAATAAATCCAGAAGATTCTTATGATGATGAATCAGAAGATGAGGATCTTGATATAGACGAAGAAGAAGACGAAGACTAGTCTATACAATAGGGGTGGTGAATAGCCACCCTTATTTCAAACACAATCTATAATTGACTTTTTATCCACAACCACTATAGCTTGTGTATGAAGAGAAAAAAAACAGCTACATCTGCTACCTCAGTTCGTTTATCTGCTCACGAGAAATTATGTGCAGAAAGAATGAGTACACTTATTAAAACAATAGATGAACTACGCAGTGATGTTAAACAATTACACTCAGACATGAATAAAGGAAAAGGCGTTATAGCTTTTCTTGTAATCATAGGTGCATTACTAGGTTCTGTTCTTGCTATTCTTAAGTTCGTTAAATAAACAATAGGATAATTTCTGATTAAAAAGTCAGACAAGGGTTTAATATCAGAAGCACTAGCTCAAGCACACTTTGCTAAAGATCCAAACTTAATTGTATTCACAGCTCTAGGCGGTGTGGGTCCAATAGATATCGTAACTTATCACACTAAAACAAAAGAATATATTAACTACGATGTTAAGAGTGTATCATATAGAAAGTCAGCCACTAAGTACGCACACAAAAAGAATGATCGTATCAATAGATCACCTTCTAAAATACAAAAGAATTTAAACGTAAAGATTGTTTATGTATATGAGGATGGTAAAATAACAATCAAATGAAACTATCAGAAAATTTTACATTAGAAGAATTAACTTATTCTAAAACTGCTGAAGATAAAAAGATAAGTAACATTCCTAAAGTTGAGCATATTAAAAATCTACAATCATTGTGCGATAATGTATTGCAGCCAATTAGAGATTCATTTAATATGTCTGTTAAAATTTCTTCTGGTTATAGATCTCCGGAGCTGTGCCTGGCTGTTGGTTCAACTATTAAGTCTCAACATACCGAAGGTAAAGCAGCAGACTTTGAAATAGATGGTATTCCAAATCTTCAATTAGCTAACTGGATTTATAAGAACCTAGACTTTGATCAATTAATATTAGAGTTCTGGAATCCTGCTGAAGACAACTCAGGATGGGTTCATTGTTCCTACAATGGTAATCAAAATAGAAAAGAGTATTTGAAAGCAATACGAATAGATGGTAAAACTGTGTATCCAATAATGGAGATAGAATAATGTTACCTATGTTAGGAGCAATAGCTCCACTTGCTAAGATACTGTTTTCTACAATAGAGAAAGCTGTACCAGATAGAGATTTACAAGATAAATTAAAAGCACAACTAAACGAACAATTACTTAAATCTTCTACTGAAGAATTAAAAGCAGCTGCATCTATCGTTGAAGCTGAAGCAAAAGCAGGATGGTTCACTGCAAGTTGGAGACCCCTTTTAATGTATGTATTAATATTTATTCTTGTATGGAACTATATATTGGGACCAGTTATAAAAATAATATTTGGATCTGTAATAACATTTGAACTTCCAGGAGATGTCTGGACATTGTTGCAAATAGGTTTGGGTGGATATGTTGTTGGTAGATCAGGAGAAAGCATAGCAAGAACATTAGTTAATAAAACTGTAATTAATAAAAATGAGTAATCAAATACAAACAGCATTCGCAATGAAGTATAAGAAGAAAGCAATTAACAAAGACTACAATGGCAAAAAAAAATCTAGAAAACAAACATATAAGAAAACCGCCTAAGAAAAGAAAAGGTAGGCATACTAAAAGAGTTAATAAAAACAAAACGTATAAACCATACGTGGGACAAGGTAGAGCATGAGAAAAGAACATAAGAACCCAAAGGGTGGATTAACAGCTGCAGGTAGAGCTTACTTTAAAAGAACCGAAGGATCTAACTTAAAAGCTCCAGTTAAAGGTGGTTTAAACCCACGTAGGATCTCTTTTGCCGCTAGGTTTGGTGGTATGGCAGGTGCCATGAAGGATAGTAAGAATAGACCCACTAGATTGGCTTTAGCGCTAAAAGCATGGGGGTTTAGAAATAAAGAATCTGCTAGAGCTTTCGCTGCTAGACATAAAAAATCGTGAAAAGAAAAAAGAAGTTATCTATATTTCGTTGTGGGTTCTGTTTTATTTGTAATAAAGAATTGTTGTCAAACATGGGTGGTTGGGTTATTAATGCTGAGAAGCTGCGATTTTGTCATGCAGGTGATGGTGATTGCTTTGATAGATACCACCAGGATAACCTGAGACGTAGAGCTGCTGAACAAAAAAAAGAAATAAGTTATAAAACTAACTACTAAAAGGAAAGTAAAATGGAACGCAAAGGTTTATATTATAATATTAATAAACGTAAAGAAGCAGGAACTTCAAGATCTAAAAAAAATTCTACTATATCTGCTGCAGCATATAAAAATATGCAAGCAGGTTTTCCTAAAAAGAAAAAGAAAACTATTTTATAGTTCGTTATTTATTTCTTCGTAGATATTCCAGATTTCATTCTGCGGTTTCCAATAACCGATCTTTAAATTCTTTTGGTTATGGTGATACATAATAGTTGTATGATTTCTTTTACCAAGAACATTGCCAACGATTGTATAATTCATACTAGCTCTCTCTAGCATTATATTAATAGCTATAGTTCTTGCATAAACAAACTTCTGTAGTCTGCTTGGAGATTTAATCTCATCAATAGATACATCAAATCTTTTACATATCTTCTCCAGGATATGATTAACCTCTGGAAATATACTAATTATAGTAGCTTTCTTTGTTGGTTCTTTAATTGAATATAATTTCTTTTTAGAAATAACTGCATAGTATTTTGCTTTATATTTATTAACTTCACTATTTAAGAAATCCCAAACAAGTCTGGACCCAGTAATAAAACCTTCTCTATATTCTTTATTGTTAATTGTTTTAGTTCTTCCTTTAATAGAAGTTTTTAATCTTATGATTGCGGCTTTTGTAAAATCACTCACTCGTATTTCCTTGATCAAATTGAAATATATAATTAGCAACATCATAAACTAATAATCCTGCTGCTATAACTATAAGGATCTGCATTAACGTAACTATGTATGTAAGCATATTATCTCCTGTTGTTAAAATTTATTTAAAAAAAATCCACCAGATATAACTAATAACTATAATAATTATTATATACCACAAACCAATTTCTGCTATTAATTCAATCATTAATTCCTACCCATTCATTTTCGCATTTAACGCATCTGAATAATGCAGGTTCTAGATCTTCTATGATATCCTTAGTTGTAATATTTGGAGTGTACCACTCTTGAGTTAATTCACTTTGTAAATATACCAAGTTCTTTTTAACTGCTATGTAGTTAATCCTGGCGCTGTTACAGTCTGCGCATCTAATTACTTTCATTGTGTTACCTCCTCTAGTTTAAGTTGATCATCATCAGCTTTAAACAACATCTCAACATATTGAGTGTAATAAAAGTCTGATAATGTTGGATCTTTTTCGTCTAATGATTTTTGTAAGAATGATTGTGCAAGTACATATTTGTCTTTAATAAGTTTATTCATAGTGATGCTACCTCCATTTCATATTGATCTTCATTAACTTTAAAATCTAAAAGACTTCTTCTATCTAGTTCTTGTTTAATTGCTTTTAGATTAAGTAGAGCTGTTAAAGTTCTAACAGGCATACTGTTATAATAATCATATTTATTTAATAAGATCTCATCAGTAGATCTTCTTATTAAATCTAGTTGAGTTTTATTAATGATCATGCCACCTCCGAATAATGAAAATCTTTTGAAGGAAAAACTGGTTCTGCTTTTGGAAACACAGTTAAAAGATTTTCTAATGCTTCTTCTTTAGTTGCTCCGGTTCTGCTTACTTGCACCTTTACAGAATAACCTGCTTCTATAGCTCCAGTGCATTTAAACTTTTCTGTATTTTTCATGCTGTCTCCTTTTGTTGGTTAAGTTTTGATGGTGTTAATTCGTACATTACAAAACCATCATCACTTGGTATTTTTTTGAAACCAATTTTTTCAAGTGTTGAAAACTTATTTTTTTGAGCTGCTTTACTATCTCCATAAGAAATAGAACCAAGTTCTATTCTTGGAATATCTATTATATTTTCCTTTACAGGTAATGATAAAAGAGTTTTTGTTTTTTGAGTTTGCTTTTTCACTTGTTTTCCTTTCTGTGATTTGTTTGGCATAACCTATATATGACATAGTCTAGCCAATATGTCTAGATATCTACACAAAGAAATAACGTAGATAAATCAATAACTTATTCTGAATCTTTTATTTTAATTAAAGTTCTTACGACTTTTATATTATCAACTTTATAAATTGATTTGTTTGTTGGAGATGAAGTTTTGGCATCTTCCAAAGATTCATTTTTATACTTATCCATTGTCTTGCATCAGAGCGTGAAGTTTTTGTTTTAACTTCCTGTATCTTTCAATAGCAATTTCTAAATAATTTATTAAGTCTATTGCTTCTTCTTGAGCTTCCAATAACCACTGATCTACATCCTTTGGATTGTCGTGCATTGTAACTCCAAATTTACTCATACCACTAATTGATCTATGAACTATTTTATTAATTACTTTTTGAGTAATCGGATCTCTAGTAATATCTGATAAACTTATTTTATCAGTGTCATGCTCTTGCATTTGCCTATCTTCGTTGTAATCCATCCTCTATCCTTTAGTTGATTAACATAATTATATACAGAATTTTTAGATTTAAGGTTAACCCCTCGCATGATTTTTTCATACGAGGGAGCTTCCTTATTTTTCTGAATATAGCTCTTTACAAAATCAAAAATCTTTTTTTGTTTTTTTGTTAAGCTATATTTCATACTTATCTCCTGTAGGGTTGCTTTTGAAAAGTGCCTGCAGGTTTAGCTGCGGCAGCTCCATCTTTAGCTGGTTTAACAGAATAGATAGACAAGAACTCTGTGCCTTCAGGCATAGACTTTCCTGCTCCAACTACTTTTTTATAACCACCTATATATAACTTTGATGATGCACTTGCATCAGCAACTAGCTTATAACCAGCTAGTATTGCTGTACCTGTGAAATCAAAGTCTGTTTCTTTTTCTTTAGTTGAAGGATCTGTAAAGAATATCCCTCCACTGTTTTTAGCATCAGCCATTAAAACCTCCTATTTTGGTTTGGTTGATTATGTTTGTTCTTGCAGAGCTTTGTGAAAACTTTGAAATTGGTTCTGGTTTTAGATTGTGAAGTTCACTCTCTTCATCATCACCTATTTCAAGCATAAAAGTTTTTAGCAAAGCATATTTAGTTGCATAACTAATTGCCTTACCTATTCCTTTATCTGATGGATCAACTCCATATCCAACAAATCCCTGCGCTGTGTAACTATCTTTTGGATCATCTACGTTCATAAATTTCATGTCTATAGACACCATTGTAAAGTTACCTTCTCTTGAATGATTAGACACAGAAGGAATTGCAATAATTCCCTGCTTAATCATCTCAGTCTTGATGGTGTTATTTACTTCATTGTGAGTTACAATTTTGTAAGGAACTCCACCACGAGCTGTCTCTTTTGTTACAGACTTAGCATTCTTCATTACATTATACATACGTATAGCTAATGAAGGCAGATCTACGTCTTTAAACATTTCTTTATTTGTCATTATATCACCTTTATTGTTATTGCCTGGAGAATGGCTTGCACACTCTCCAGGTTATTTAAAATCAGACATAAAAGGGAGAACAAAATAAAACCAACTATAGTGTTTTTTATTTTATTAACGAATTGTCTGCTTTTAAATTTATTAATTTCACAAGTTGGATTAACAACAATCATTTCAATAGTTCTCTTCATTTAGTAAAACCCCATAATTGCATTGCTTTGTTTTTGTATTGAGATCCAATGTTCCAGGCATAAGGATGATCAAAGTCTGGGTCCAGATCAGTAAAATAACTATGCTCACCATTGTGTCTCGCCATTAATCTTTCTCTTCTGTAAGCAACTATCTGCGCTTGATTAACATACAAGTTTAAATTTTCAGGTTGTAACTGCTCACAGTTTTCAGGTGTAAATAATTTGTATTGATCTTTAGTTACATATAATAAATAAGGTTTTTTCTTCGTTGCATGCCAATAGATTGCAACTTGTAATAAATGATTAGCATCAATATTATCGTTGATTGTAACATTATAAAAAGAAGTTGTTCCATCTTTTTTAGGTTTAGGAGCTTTCCTTCCCCATTTAGTTTTTAATTCCAGGAATGATGTTTCGTCTTCAAAATCTATTCTACCAATAATTGGCAGCACACAATTTTTTAATTTAACTGCAATAGTTCTCTCACAATGAACTGGTTTTTTAAAACCTACTTCACTGAATGCTTTAAAAAATGTTTTAATTGTTTCTGTTAAATTTTCTCTGTTGTTTTGGAATTGCTGACGATCTAAATCATTTACAGGTTTGTATTCCATGTAATAAGTCTCAGCTTGTTCGTATACTTTTTGAAATATGCTATCGTTAATCTCTGGATAAGGTTTGTGAATAACATGTTTATCTCCTACCCATTCTACATCTGCATATAATAATATTCCTGCTTTACCTACAGCATTGCCGGCTTGCATCTTAGAATTAATATCAAACTCTCTGCGATCCTTCTCATCACAATATAAATATTTAAAACTCCATACTCCATCTTTTTGATTTAACTGCGATGGTGAGAAATGATCTATATTATATTTTTGGGACCAGATCGGAAGCAGCTCTTTTTTTTTCTTAGTTGCAAAATAATCAGATAAAACTTTATCTGGTAAATAGTTTGATAATGTTTCCATATCGTTCAATACAGCTTATGAATTAATGTAGAACAAATAACAATAGAATAGTTATTGACATTGTTCATAAGTTAACCAGTTGTATTAATAGTTTATTTGGCTATATGTATTCAGCTATGAAGTTATTAGATTTTAAAAATAAGAATAACCTTACATACAGTGGATTGGCAAAGCTGTTAGAAATTAAAGGAACAAACCCAACAGCTACAGTTCGTAAATGGTGTTTAGGTGAAAGAATCCCACGCAGCTCTAACATTATTAATATTCAAAACAGAACAAGCAATAAAGTTAAAGCGCAGGATTTTTATGGTTAATAGAAAAGAGAAATCTAAAAAGTATAAAAACTCAGCTATAGATTTTACTCGCTATGTTGTAACCTGGAGAGACATTGTATCAGACAGCTCCTGGCAGACTATTGACGATGCTACAAATCAGAAAACAGCTATTGTTAAAAGTCTTTGTCATATTTTAAAGAAAACAAAAACAGACACAATAACATTTGCTGACTACAGTATTGATAATGATGATGATACTAATGTTGAGATTGCTAATACAAATATTATTCCAAACTCAGTTATCATTAGTGTTGAAAAGACTAAATGAAAATAATTTTAACAATTATTATGATGAATGGTGTGCTAGTTAATTACGAATATAAGGTTGACAAATATAATCCTTATTTCTGTGATGCTGCATTTAAAAAATTAACTTACTCCGGAAAAGTAAGAGGCAAGAAATCTACACAAATGGGTACGTTTTATAAAAGCAAGGAAGTTTTTGCCTATACTTGTAGCATAGCATGAACCAAAACATATCTGAAGATAGTGTTGCTGCATTAAGATTTTGTTTGGAACAAATTATTAATGATCAGAAGGGTTGTATTGAAAGGCAGGAATTTATAATTTTAGATTTAAAAAAAAAGGTAGATATTTTAACAGAAGAACTACAAGTAAATCAATTACAAATTTCTAAATTATTAAAAAAATAATGTATTTAAATGCTAATATACCATTAATTGAGTGTTATGTACGAGGAAACTATTTAAGAGATCAACAAGATTCTCACGATAAATATTTTTGGTGCGTAGTGTTTGGAGTTACAAGTATTCCCAAGCAAGTTCCTTTATTTAATTTTGTAATGGAAGATGGTGGTATTTGGTGGCGATCACCGATCTCAGCATTTTGCCAGGATGAAGGGGTGCCAGAGCAGCCGCTTGCAGAATTATGTTTATGGGATTCTTTTTCATATAATATTTCAGTAACAACATTTCATCAGTTAGCAGGTGCAAAGATACAATTTTTACAACGAGATAAAACTCCACAATTAGGCAAGTATATGTTTACACTAGACTGGTCTGAAGGTGATTTTAATGAATTAGATTTTGGTTATGCAAGCAAGCCAGATCAACACAAGTGTGGACATGTTATTCAAATGGATAATGGTAACTTTGCTATACAGCCGAATAATAGAATGAGAGTATTTGATTCTAATATGGGTGTAAACTGGAGCGAACCACCTTTGATTAATAGATTAGTTAATACAAAAGTTTGGAGTGTAGAGGATGAACCCAAGTGGACAACAACAGAAACAGAAATTGGACAATATAATTACGAGTATAAAAATACAGAAGATAAATAATGGCACGAGATAATTACTACAATGAAGGCGATAAGTATTCACAATGGCATCGTTATGCTTCTGATAATTTGGGAATGATAGATTTAGATCAGGTTGAAATATGCAGGAAGTGCTACGAACCTTTATTTCTTGCCGAGACTTGTTACGATAAAAACCAAGCATACAAAACATCTACCACAACGCGCAGGTTAGCTGAGAGAGCTAAGTTGGATGCTTATCTTGTATTTTATCAGTACGATGAAATTAAGGGTGCTGTTGTCGGTTTTAGGGTACAGAAAATAGCACCATTCAAATCGCAGATGTTCCAGTTGACGACTGATGATTGGATCAAGACAATGGTTGAGTATCATGTTAATCATAAGAAGTTTTGTATTAAGGAAACAGGTTAAATCATAAATGAGCTTGTATCATAAGTTAGATCCTGTGATTATGAGACATGATAAGTTATCCCCACAATCTAAACTGGTTTATTATGCGCTAGTTACGTTTTGGAATGAGAAGACGAAAAAATGCTTCCCCAAGATGAAAACTATCAGTTCGCTAACAGGTTTATCATATTCAACTGTAAGACGTTCCATTGCGGAGCTTGCTAGACTAAAGGTTATTATTGTGCATCGTCTAAGATCCACGCAATCTTATACATTACCGCTTCAAAACAAGATGTGCCTCACAGAACACTCAGATGTGCCTCACAGGCATAATAATAAACTAGATATATATAACTATAATAGTAGATATAAAAATTTTAGTAAAAACCCAACTCAGTTTAATCCCAGATCCCCCATCCCTATGGATGATAAATACTTAGTTAAATTTAAACCTATTGGTATTGAGGGGGAATTTGTGTGCGTTGAGGAAAGAGCTTCAGGCAAGAGGTTTAAAATACACAGGTTCAAAAAACAAGAACCAATACCGGATTAGTGTTTATAACTTATGTGTTGCAATAGGTTGTATGTTCGCTTAGATAATCCACAAGATATGGTTGGGAAACCTTTACATAAGATTCAGTGCGATAGTATGACGAGGGGTAGTAAATACACTGTGAGATGTAAGGCAAAAGGTTACCTGATGAAGTCTGGTTTTTATAGATGTAAAAATCATGGTGGGATGAGTGATTGGAATGCTAAGACGATTGAAGGTAAACTCAAAGCATTACGTAACTTAAAGTTTTTAAAACATTTAACTGAAGATGAACTCAGAGCAAAATACATTAAGCAGCGAGATCCAGGAGAAGACAGCTCAACAATTAATAACACTTGATAAAATCTCTACTGAGTTAGAGAAGGGGATTCCACTCACTAAAATTTGTAAAGATAAAACAATGCCAAGTTTATCTACAGTTTACAAATGGATGCGTGAAGACGATAAGATTTATTTAACAGTAATGAAAGCAAGAAGGATTGGTGCATTCACTTTGCTTGATGAGATTAACGAAGAGTTAGCAAACCCCAAGAGTAATCAGGAGATGATGTATTGGCGAGAGAAGTTAACGCATGTACGTTGGATGGTTAGTAAATTGATATCAGATATCTTTGGTGAGAAGTCTAAGCAAGAGATTAAACAGGATAACACAATCACAATACGTTGGGGTGGAGAGGTTAAGAAAACAATACAGGTTGATGCTGATAATGTGGAATAGTTGGTTAATGTATACGTTGACACACAGTCTTGCGCGCGCGTTATGGAGTTCTTTCTATCCTGGATTTTGGCGAACAAACCAAGAACATTTGGGGGGGTATACCCAAGCAGGCAGGCGCGAAAATTATTTATATCTATATTGGGAATTAGACACACACAGCCACACACTCACCATGCCTAAAGACGAAGACGCATTAATTACAGCTTTGTTATTTGTAAATGAAGATAGTAATTCTTTAGTCATTCATTTTAATGGTTTTGAAGATAGCGATCATATGGATAAATTTGCAAACAAGATTTTAAAAAAGATTGGAATTGATTATCATAAAATAGATGATATTTCTGACATGCCAAAGATACACTAATGATAGTTGATATACCCTACGATCCAAGACCCCAACAAAAAGAACTGCACGAAAAGCTAAAAGAGTTCCGATTTTCTGTACTTGCTTGTCATAGAAGATTTGGCAAGTCAGTAATGTTAATTAATCATTTACTTATTGAGGCACTGCTAAACACAAAAAAGAATCCTAGATATGCCTACATCGCTCCAACCTATCGCCAGGCGAAAAACATTGCTTGGGATTATTTAAAACAATATGCCGGTGTTATTCCTGGAGTTAGATTTCACGAAACAGAATTGAGATGCGATCTACCCAATGGCGCTAGAATAACCCTGCTATCTTCTGAAACACCTGATAGTATTAGGGGTATATTTTTAGATGGAGCTTGTTGCGATGAGATGGCGCAAATAGATCCAACACTTTGGAATGAAGTTCTTAGACCCTGTTTATCAGACAGAAAAGGATGGTGCGTTTTTATTGGAACACCTGCCGGAATGTCAAATCAATTTTATGAATTATATCAGTATGCATTAACCCATGATGATTGGTTTGCTTATACAGCTCCAGCATCCAAAACAAACATAGTTGATGAAGGAGAATTAAAAGCTGCAAGAGAGCAAATGGGAGAAGAAAAATATCAACAAGAATTTGAATGCTCCTGGATAGCAAATATATCAGGATCTATTTTCGGATCTATTATTAAAGATTTAGAAGATAAAAAACAATTAACTAGAGTTCCTTACAATCCGGCATACCCAGTTAATACATCTTGGGATATTGGTGTCGGAGATTCTACAGCTATAATATTCTACCAACAAATTGGAGCTGCAATTCATATAATAGATTATTACGAAAACAACAAAGAAGGTTTACCGCACTACTGCGATATTGTTAGCAAGAAAGATTATTTTTATAAAACGCATTATGCACCACATGATATAGAAGTTACTGAATTTTCTTCTGGCAAGACTAGAAGAGATGTAGCTTATCAGCTAGGTATTAATTTTAAAATTTTGCCGAAGCTGCCGCTGGAAGATGGAATACATTCAGCTAAAATGATTTTACCTAGATGCTGGATTGACATGGATAATTGTAAACATCTAGTTGATGCATTAAGACACTACCATAGAAAATATAACGAAAAGATGAAGATATTTCATAGCAAGCCAGTACATGCTTGGTCTTCTCATGCTGCAGATGCATTTAGATATTTAGCATTGTCTGTAAATGAAGTGCTAAATAAAAGCACCTCTATGCCTAGAGCTACAGATTCTGAGTATAAGATATTTTCTAAATAAGCTATTTACCAATGGCAAATAATATAATATGGATTTAACATGTTACAAAACTTAACAAAATTTTTAGGAGAATAGTTATGGGATTTTTAATGCCTAAAGCTCCAGCTCCGCCACCACCTCCGCCGCCGCCAGCTCCTCCGCCTGCTTATGATGACAAAGCGCGAGCAGAAGAAGTTGCTGCACAACAAGCTGAGATTAGACGTAAACGTAAAGGAAGATCATCTACAATCTTAACTGGCGCGCAAGGATTAACAGAAGAAGAAACTTTGCAGAAAAAAACTTTATTAGGAGAATAATATGGGTGGAGCAAATCCAATAAAAATAATAGCACCACTTTTTGGAGGAGGAGCAAAACCATCTACACCACAAGTTGATGCTCCAAAACCACAACCTATTTCATCACCAACTCAAGCAGAAGTTGATCAGGGAGAAGCATCAAGATTAATTAAAGCAAAAAGAAGAGGAAGATCTATGACTATACTTACATCACCTTCTGGTGTAAGCGATCAGACTACTCTTTCTACTAAAACTTTATTAGGCGCATAATATGGCAATGAATCCAAAAGCAAAATTGGTATTGGATAGATACCAAAGTTTAAATACTCAACGTCAAACTTGGGAAGAACATTGGCAAGAAGTTGCGGATTATATGATGCCGCGAAAAGCAGATATTACAAAAAAAAGATCTAAGGGAGACAAAAGACACGAACTAATTTTTGATGGTACAGCAATTCATTCTTTAGAATTATTGTCAGCATCATTACATGGAATGCTAACTAATATTGCATCACCATTTTTTTATTTAAAATATAGAAATAATCAACTTGATAAAGATGATGAGGCAAAAGAATGGTTAGAATCTTGTACAGATATTATGTACAAAGTTTTTTCTTCATCTAATTTTCAACAAGAAATATTTGAACTATACCATGATTTAATTTCTTTTGGTACCGCAGCAATGTTGATTGAAGAAGATATTAATGACGATCTAAGATTTAGAACTATTTATATTGCAGAAATTTTTATTACCGAAGATGAGCGAGGTATGGTGGATAGTATGCTTAGAAAATTCTATCTACCTGCTAGAACAGTAATGTTAAAATTCGGTGAAGCAAACTTACCAAAAAATTTAAAAGACAAAGCAAAATCATATCCACATGATGAAGTTCCAATATTACATTTAGTAATGCCAAATGAAGAATTTGGAATTGCAAAGGGTAATAAAGGTAAACCTTATTATTCAATTTATGTAGATCCAGATAGTGGAGCAGTTTTAAAAGAAGGTGGTTATGAAGAGTTTCCTTATGTAGTTCCTAGATACTTAAAAGCATCTAACGAAATTTATGGAAGATCACCTGCGATGAATGCTTTAGCAGATGTTAAGATGTTAAATACAATGTCTAAAACAACTATTAGAGCTGCACAAAAACAAATAGATCCTCCGCTGCTTGTACCTGATGATGGTTTTCTTTTACCAATAAGAACTATACCTGGAGGATTAAATTACTATAGAGCTGGAACTAGAGATAAAATTGAACCAATGAATATTGGAGCTAACAATCCATTAGGTTTAAATATGGAAGAACAAAGACGTAAAGCAATTAGAGAGAATTTTTTCGTTGATCAATTAATGACAAGCACTGGTCCACAAATGACAGCAACAGAAGTATTACAAAGAACAGAAGAAAAAATGAGATTGTTGGGTCCAGTTCTAGGAAGACTACAATCAGAATTATTACAACCATTAATTACTAGAGCTTTTAATATTCTATTAAGAAATAAAAAATTTCCACAACCACCAGAATTTTTGGGAAATCAAGATATTGAAATAGAATACGTATCACCATTAGCTAAAGCTCAAAAGACTTCAGAGTTATCCTCAATTATGAGAGGTGTTGAAATATTTGGTTCTTTACAAAATATGGCACCTGTGTTTGATCACATAGATATAGATGGTTTAGTAAGATACATACAAGATATTTTAGGAATACCAGCTAAGGTTATGAAATCAGATGTTCAAGTACAACAAATTCGCTTGCAAAGGGAACAAATGCAACAACAGCAAATGGAAATGCAACAACAAATGCAAGTTGCTGAAGCTGCTGGAAAAGCTGCTCCTGCACTTAAAGCGATAAATGAACAGTAAAGATATAAAAAATTTAAACACAAGTTATAAGATTTGTTTTGGATCTGAGAATGGAGAAAAAGTTCTTGAGGATCTAGAGCGAAGATGTAATGCTAACGTAACTACTTTTGTTAAAGGAGATAGTTATGAAAGCGCATATTTAGAGGGACAAAGATCTGTCTATCTATTTATTAAATCAATGATCAACAAAAAACATGGAGGAAATAATGAGTGATCAACAGGCAGTGGTAGAACAAGTAGTTCAACCATCTGGAAGTCCAGCGACTTCTCCAGTAAATAATAATGTTACAAGTGTAGTTGAACAAGCTGCAGTAGATTGGAAAACAAGTATTGCAGAAGACATCAGAGCAGATAAATCTTTAGCACCTATTAAAGATATTAATAGTTTAGCTAAAAGTTATATTCATGCACAAAAATTAGTTGGGGTAGAAAAAATACCACTACCTAATAAACATGCAACTGAAGAAGATTGGAATGTAGTTTATGATAAACTAGGAAGACCCAAATCTCCGGAAGAATATAAATATAATATATCTGAAGATGCAAACATTGATGAAGGCGCTTTAAAAGTATTTTCTGAGCAAGCTCATAAATTAGGTTTATTACCACAGCAAGCAGATGGTGTTGTTAAATTCTATAACGACATGATGTCTGAAAATTTAAAAAGTTTAGATGCTGCTGCTGAAACAGCTCGTGTTGAAAGTGAACAACAACTTCGTAAAGAATTTGGTAGAGCTTTTGAACAAAAGATAACTAAAGCATCACAATTAGCTAGAGAGTATGTTGGAGAAGATGTTCTTAACATGAATTTAGAAAGTGGTGTTAAATTAGGTGATCATCCACAAGTTGTTAAAGCATTTGCTAAATTAGCTGAAATGGTAGGAGAAGATAGCTTTGTAGCGCAATCTGGTCCAAACTATTTAACTCCTAATGAAATAGAGGGTGAGATAGCTAAATTGCAAGCTCCAGGATCTGCTTATTGGAATAAATCACATCCAAACCATGATAAAGCTGTTCAAGAAGTTTTCGCTTTACGTCAGCAGTTAACTGATGTATAGAGCAAATCACTAGGATAATCTTTTAGACCCTACTGGCATTTGGAAAAGACAAACATCTACGAAGATGTAAAACTCTAGAATAGATCCACGTTGTGGAAAATCCATTCGTTTATTTTAATTAAACTTAACCAATGGAGATGACAATATGTCAAATCAAATAACAACTGCTTTTGTACAGCAGTACAGTTCAAACGTACAAATGCTATCTCAACAAATGGGATCGTATTTAAGAAGCGCTGCGGATGTTGAAACAATCGTTGGCAAAAATGCTTTCTTTGATCAAGTAGGAAAAACTACTGCTGTTCTAAGAACATCGCGCCACTCGGACACACCCCAGATAGATACTCCACATAGTCGTAGACGAGTTAGTCTTGGAGACTATGAGTGGGCTGATCTAATAGACAATGCAGATAAAGTTAGAATGCTAATTGATCCAACTTCTTCTTATGCAAAAGCTGCGGCTGCTGCTATGGGAAGAGCGATGGATGATGTAGTAATCGCTGCTTTAGGTGGAACGAGTTTTACAGGAGAAACAGGCGGTACTTCCGTTGTTCTTCCTGCTGCTCAAAAACCTTATAGTTCATCACAAGCTGATGGTTTAACTATAACTAAATTGTTGGAAGCTAAAAAAATCCTAGATGTAAATGATGTTGATCCATCTATACAAAGATACTTTGTATGTGGACCAAAACAAATCTCTGATTTATTAGGAACAACACAAATCACATCTGCTGATTTCAATACAGTTAAAGCTCTAGCTCAGGGTCAAGTAGACTCTTTCTTAGGTTTTAAATTTATTGTTAGCAATAGATTAGCATTTGATGCAACTAACACTGACGACAGACTATGTTATGCCTTTACAGCAGATGCTATTAAATTAGCTATCGGTAAAGATGTTATGGCAAGAATTGACGAGAGAGCTGACAAATCTTACAGCACTCAAGTTTATTACTGCATGAGCATTGGCGCAACTAGAATGGAAGAAGAAAAAGTTGTTCAAATAGCGTGCGACGAATAATAACTAACTAAAAAGGAAAAAATATAATGGCTACATTATACTCAACACAAAAGACTAAATGGTCGCAAAACGTACCTTCTGAAAAGATTGATGCGAATGAGCAAAGTGGAAAACTTAGAGTTGCATTTGCGGATGTAACTTTAGCTTCTGCTTCAATAGGCGATGTTGTGGAAATGGTAAATTTACCAAATGGTGCAAGAATCATTGATGGTTATTTATCAAATGCTGCATTAGGAGCTTCTACAACTTTATCAGTTGGATATGCTGCTTATAAAAATGCTGCAGGAACAACTGTTGCTTTATCAACAGCTGGTTACTTAGCTGCTACAAGTACATCTTCTGCTGCTAGAACAGATATATTTGCTACACAAGCATTAGGATCTGGATCAGTAGTTGATGCAAACCAAGATGGATTACCAATTAGCATTACGCTAGCTGGTGGATCAGCATCTGGTCTTGTTCAATTAATCGTAAGATACGTAGTAGAATAATACTACTTTAAATGGTGGGGACTAAAAATCCCCACTGTTTATTATGAAGAAGACTGACAACGTAAAAACAATTTTACATTTACAAAATAAAGATTATATCTATCGCTATGTTCTAGTTGATAGATTTAAACATACATCAACTGCACATCATGGTTTTGATAAAAGTCTAGAACTAACAGAGGCAGAGATATTTGCTAAAGTTAAACCTAGACAATTAAGACGTAAATATATAATAAAAAAAGATTAGTATGGCATCAGTTGTAGAAATTTGTAATAATGCATTAAACCAGCTTGGTGCTTCAACAATACTTTCACTTACAGAAGATTCTAAAAATGCAAGACTTTGTAATGCAAGATATGAAAGCATTCGTAATGCAGTATTTAGATCTCATGCCTGGAACTGTTTAATGGCAAGACAAGAGCTTGCAGCAGATACAGCAACTCCTGCTTGGGGTTGGACTAATCAATTCACATTACCTGCAGACTGTTTAAGAGTTATTACAATATCTGATTATGATTATGATTATAAAGTTGAAGGTAGAAAAATAATGGCAAATATATCTCCAATAAAACTTCAATATGTTAAATTAGTTACCGATCCAAATGAATATGATACATTACTAGCTGAGACAATTTCAGCTGCTTTAGCTGCGGATATTTGTTTTGCTGTTACTGCTAATGCTACATTAGTAACATCAATGAAAGAAATTTATAAAGATAAAATGGGTGAAGCTAAACACGTTGATGCTACAGAGGGTCAAAACACAGATCCTAATATGGGTCAAGTTGATGTAATATTATCAGACGAATTTATTAACAGTAGGTTTTAATTATGGCAAGAGTATCAACAGCTCTTACTAACTTTACTGGGGGTCAGTTATCTGATCGTATGGAAGGAAGAACAGACTTCCAAAAATATTTTAGTGGCTGCAAAACTTTAGAAAATTTTATAGTTCAGCCGCATGGTTCGGTTACACGAAGACCAGGAACTACCTTTGCAGCAGAAGTTAAAACATCTTCTTTAAAAACAAGATTAATCCCTTTTGAATTTTCAACTGAACAATCTTATGCTTTAGAATTTGGAAATGAATATATTCGTTTTTATAAAGATAATGGAGCTGTATTAGAAGCTAACAAAACTATAACAGGTATTACACAAGCTAATCCTGGTGTTGTTACATCTACATCACATGGTTTTTCTAATGGAGATACAGTTGTTATTACTGGTGTTGTGGGAATGACACAAGTTAATGGTAAAAGATTTAAAGTAGCAAGTGTTGCAGCTAACACATTTGCATTACAAGATATAGATGGTGTTAATGTTAACACAACTTCTTACACAGCTTATACATCAGCTGGTATTGCAAATAGAGTTTATACATTAGTAACAACTTATCTAACTGCAGATTTATTTGAAATTAAATATGCTCAATCAGCAGATGTAATGTATTTATGTCATCCTGATTATTCAGTTAAAAAATTATCAAGAACTGGACATACGTCTTGGACTATTACAGAAGTAGATTTTACAAGTGGTCCCTACCTAGATGATAATATTACAACTACAACATTTACTATGTCAGCATTTACAGTTGGAGCTAGCAGAACATTAACAGCATCCGCTGTAACTGGAATTAATAACAATACAGGTTTTCAATCTACTGATGTTGGTAGACTTTTTCGTTTTAGAACTGGTCATGGAGAGATCACAGCTATTACCAGCACAACAGTTGTAACAGCAACAGTTATAAAAGACATGACTTCTTCAACTGCTTCTACTGACTGGGCATTAGGAGCTTTCTCAGACACTACTGGTCATCCTTCTTGCGTAACATTTTATGAACAAAGATTAGTATTTGCAGGAACTACTGATCAACCTCAAACATTATTTTTTTCAAGATCTGGTGATTATGAAAACATGGATGAGAATAGAGGGGGAACTGTTGCTGCAGATGATGCAATGATTTATACAATCGCATCAAACCAAGTAAACGTCATACAATCTTTAAAGGCAACAAGAACATTAATTATATTAACATCAGGTGGTGAATTTACATTAAACTCAGATTCTACCGGAACTGCAGTATCGCCTACAAATATTAATATTAAAAAACAATCTAATTATGGAGCATCAAATATAGATGCACTATCAGTTGGTAATGCAACTTTATTTGTTCAACGTGCTAAAAGAAAATTAAGAGAACTTGCTTATAATTTTGACACAGATGGATATGTAGCACCAGACATGACTATCCTAGCCGAAGACGTTACCTTATCTGGATTAGATGAATTAACATACCAACAAGAACCTCATAGTATTATTTGGGGAATTCGTGGAGATGGAGTTTTAGTTGGTTTAACTTATCAAAGATCAGAACAAGTTGTCGCCTGGCATCAACATAAATTAGGTGGATCTTTTGGAGCTACAGCTCATGGTATAGTTGAAAGTGTTATTTCTATTTCTGGAAATTCTTATAATAGAAGTGATGAAGATCAAATATGGATTATTGTTAAACGTACTATTAATAGTGTAACAAGACGTTATGTAGAATATCTTACACCATTTGAATTTGATAGTTCACTTACACAATTTCAATTTGTAGATAGCGCATTATCTTATTCTGGATCTTCAACTTCTACACTTACAGGATTAGATCACCTTAATGGACAAACAGTTAGCGTAGTAGCAAATGGATCAACACATCCTGATGAAGTTGTGGCTTCTGGATCTATTACATTAGATAGAACTACAACTGCTGCAAAAGTAGGTTTAGCATATACATCAAAATTGCAAACAATGAGATTAGATGTTGGATCACAAGATGGAACTTCACAAGGAAAAACAAAAAGAATATTTGATGTTACATTAAGATTTTATGAAACAGTTGGAGCTAAAGTGGGTCCAGATACTTCTAACTTAGAAGAAATACCATTTAGATCTTCTGCTGCATCTATGGATGTTGCTGTGCCACTTTTTACTGGAGATAAGAAAATTGAGTTTAGAGGTAACTTTGAAACTGATGGTTATTTATTTGTAGTTCAAGATCAAGCATTACCAATGACATTATTATCATTATATCCAAGATTGATTACTAATGATGGATAACATTAATATTATTCCTTTTAAAAAGGAACATGCACATCATATTATTAGCAATCCAATGAATGATCCTGCTATTCAGATTGCACCGCAATTTAAAAAATATGCATTATTTTTAGAAATACCAGGAATGTCATTTACTGCTATTAAAGATGGAAAGATTGTGGTATCAGGCGGTATTGGTATATTATGGGATAATGTTGCTGAGGGATGGGTTTTGGCAACTAATGATGTATGGAAGAATCCTATATCTATTGCAAGACACGTTAAAAAAAAACTAGATATTTTAACAAAAACTTATAAAGTGAAAAGATTACAAACCGCTGTAAAAGCAGATTTTGTTTTAGGGATAAAATTTGCTGAATGGTTAGGTTTAAAATCAGAGGGTTTAATGAAACATTATGGACCAGATGGTGCTGATTACATAAGGTTCGCAAAGATTTATTGATATGTCATTCGTAGGTGATCTAATAACTGGACAGTCGCAGAAAAAAATAGCTAACGCTAATGCTGCTTTATTAGAACGAGATGCTGTTGTTTTAGAACAAAAAGCGCAGCAAGGATATAAAGTTTATGAAAAATTTGATCTACCACAAATTTATGCACTAGAAACAAAATCAACTGGAGACATTAGAACTGGTTATGCAGTAAGAGGAGTTACAGAAGAAGGAACTGGTTTAAGAGTATTTATGGACAATGCTCTAAACTTTGCAAGAGATAGAGATATGCTAGAATATAATGCTCTTGTTAAAAAAGAACAATTAGAAAATGAAGCTGTAATGAGAAGAGCTGAAGCAAGAGTTGAAAGATATCGTGGACAAGTTGCTGAAACTGTAAGTTACTTTAAAGCCGGAGCATCTTTGTTAGGCAATTACCAAACCGCAACAAAAAAATAATAATTTATGGCAATTAAAATTTATCAATCTCAAATTAGACCCACAGAAGAAATAGGCGCTGTACAAACAACTCCTGGTATGAGAGTTAGTATGGAAACAGCATCAGCTCTTGGAGCTGCCTCATCTAAATTTACCGGAGCTGTTACAGATTTTATTATAGAAAAAGAAAAAGTAAAAGCCGATACAGAAATTTTAGAGAAAAAAGAAAAGATATATAATGGCGATGAAAATATTCCAGGTTTATCTAAAGTTAAAGAAGATGCATCTAAAATGGAAGATCCTGATCAAGCAGATAAATATTATAAAGAAGAATTTAAAAAGATTCAAGATTATCATTCACAAACTACTAAAAGTTTTTTAGCTAAAAGATCACTTGAAGCATTTCTTCAAAAACAAGCTGTAGAAGATTCTATTCTTATTAGAAACTCTTCTACTAATAATTTATTAGAAAGAAATAGACTTGCAGTAGAAGCAAATACTGATCGTTTAAAAAAATCTATTGTTTATGGAAAGACTGATCTTGAAATATCTAATGCACAAAATGAACTTAATACTATTTTAGAATCTGATGTTTATAATAGAGTTTATGGGAAAAAAGCTGCAGAAGAAAAAAACAAAGTTAGAGAAGATGTAGATTATTATAAAGGTTTAAGAACACTTGATCGTGATCCAGCAAAGATTAATGATGTTGTTGCAAATTCTGCTTTACCTATAGAAAAGATTGAAAAGTTAAGATCTCATGCAAAACTATCAGCTCTTAAAATAGATGAAACATCAGGCAATAACTTAAAAGATTATGAAGCTCAAATTGATAAAGGCAATGATCCAGGAATTAATGCTCTTAATGCTGCAAAAGAAAGATCTATAGCAGTTGATAATTTTGATAACGCAAGAAAGATTGATGCTCTAATTCAAAAAAGAGATATTATTTTAAACATTAGAAGTAAATCGCTTTCAGAAATGGATGCAGAAATTAGTAAAATGGAAACAATGATTACTACTGCAAAAGCTGAAAACAAAGATGTACCTATTGCTGAATTAAAAAAATATGAAATAGTTAAAAAATTTAAAGCAGATTTACAAACAGATTTAGAAAAAGATTTATTAAGAACAGCATCTGAAAGAAACATTGTTACTTTAAATAGTATTAATTTTAACGATGTAATGATTAATCCATCTGAAGAAAATAAAAAACTATTTACAGAAAGTCTGGCAGCAAGAAAAAATTCAGCAACTACTGCTGGTAAATATTATAACTTACCTACAAGATTTTTTACTGATGCAGAATCTAAACAATTAAAAGCTATTGTTGAAAAATCTACAGATAGTAAAATGTTATTACAATTAGCATCAAACATAACAAATGGTTTTGGCGCTGATGCTCCAGCTGCATTTTCTGAAATCTCTAAAGAGAATGCATTATTTGCGCATGTTGGTGGTATTACAATGTTTAATGGTGGAGTTCCAACTAAAGGAGCTGCAGATGCTATTGATGGTTATTTATTAAGTAAAAATAAAAATATTAAATTAGAAAACTTTAGAGAAAAAGATAAATCATCTATTATATCAGGTTACCAAAAAGCATTTACAGGAGTTGGAGCTGAAACATTTAACAGAGTTATTGAAACAGCTGATAATATTTATTTAAAAAGAACTTATGATGCAAATGAATTAAACAAATCATTTAGTTCATCAAGATATACAGAAGCATTAAATGAAGCAGTTGGTTCATTAAAAGTTAATGGAAAAGAATATGGAGGATTTGATAAATATAATGGTTTAGATGTTGTTGTTCCTGCTTATGTTAAAAAAGGTAACTTTAATAATATTATTGATTATTTAGAAAAAAATGAAAATGTTTTAAAAAAATCTGGTTCATATACTGATCCTCAAGGAAACGCAGTTGAAACATTACCATTAGATAGAAATGGAAAAGAAATTAAAATATTCTCTGAAAAGTTTTTTGGTGATCCTTACTTTGTAACAGTGGGTCCAGGAAGATATAAAATATCTTTATCAAAACCTTTTGGTTCAAATGTACAACCTGAATATTTGTTAAATAAAAATGGCGGTTATTTTATCGTAGATCTTAATAAGATTAAAGGAGATCTAGGAACAGTAAATAAATAATGTCATTCTTTTTTGAAGAAGAAAAATCTACTAATGTTTTACTAGAACCTAAAGAAAATTTTTACGCAAAAAAAGAAGCTCCTCCTGAACAAGAACAATTAGGTGGTGTTGAAGCTAGAGCTAAAGGAAGAGAAAAATACTTTACAGCAAAAGAATATTTAGAAAACTACAACGCATCAAGACAATCCTTTGATAAATCTAAATCAGAAGTATCTGAGATTAATAATCTTGATAATGCCTGGAGCGAAATCACTGATATTATGATTAAAAATAATGTTCAGTTTGATAATCCAATGCCAGATCTGGATTTTTATAAAACAGAATTTGGACTAGAAGGTTATGAAACAAGACACGAAAGAGTTACTAGAGCTTTAACATTATTACAAGAAGAGCAAAATAAAAATGAAAATTTAAAACTAGAATTAGAAAACAAATCATTAAATAATTTAGATGCCATTCTAAAAAAGATTAGTGTTGATGCAAAAGACTCTGAAGCATACGCAAATGAACTTTTTGAAAATACAAACTTTTCTGGCAAAGTAGGTAACCTTGCAGGAAACGCAGTTAGTTATTTAAGAGAACCAAGTGTGTTTACTACATTACCTCTTGGTTTAGCTTATGGTTTTGGAAGAACAGCATTAGGGACATTTTTAAAAACAGCATATTATGAAGGAGTTTTGGGAGCAGGATCTGAAGCATCAAGACAATTAAATGTTCAACCTTATAGAGAAAAATTAGGATTTGAAGGAGCAGGTTTTGAAGCTGGAGCTAAAGAAGTTGCTTACTCTGCAATTTTCGCTGCAGGTATTGGTGGTGTATTAAACACAAGTATTTTTGGAATATCTAAACTATTTGCAAATGCCACACCTGATATGCAAGTAAAAATGATTGCTAAAATTCAAAATAATATTGAAAATCTAACTGATGAAGATTCTTTAAAAATTTATAAAGAAAACTTTCCAGAACAATTTAAAACAAAAGATACTGATGCTGCGGCTGAATTTATAGAAAATAGAGTTTTTGAAGAAAAACAAAATCCAATGGTGGATAATGTTAGAAGCAGAGATTTACATAATGAAAGAGCTGCAGAAGCAACTTTAAAATTATTAAATGATGAACCAATTACAATACCTGATGAATTACCACAAAAATTAAAATTTGAAGATATTCTTAAAGGAGCATCTATAGAAGAATTTAATATTAATAAATTAACAACAGACGCAAAGACTTTTCAATATAAATCAGAAACAAATGAATTTGGTATATCTCAAAAACTTATGGATGTTACTAAATGGGATCAGCCAAGCGCAAGCACTCTTTTAGTTTATGAGTTTAAAGATGGTAGATTAGCAGTCGTTGATGGACATCAACGATTTGGATTAGCAAAAAAATTAATAGATCAAAAACCTAGATTATATGGATATAGAATTAAAGAAGTAGATGGTTATGTACCAGATCATGCAATGCTTCAAGGTGTTGCAATTAATCTAAGACAAGGAACAGGTACTGCTATTGATGCCGCTAAAATGATGCGTGTTAAAAATTTTGATATTAATGCAATCATGGCAAGTATGCCAGTTAAATCAGAAATAGTTAAAGTTGCACAAGGTTTAACAAAATTATCTAACGATTCATTCTCAATGGTAGTTAATAAATTTATTGATTACAAAGTAGCATCTAGAGTTGGTGAATTATTACCTGATAAAGAATTGCATGCATCTGCATTAACAATATTAAAAAAACAAAAATTTGATAATATGCAGCAAGTAGATCTTATTCTTAAACAGATTAGAGAAACTCCTTCTGTTAAAATGAAGGAACAAACATTGTTTGGAGTTGAAGAATTTAAACAATCTTTAATTGTTGAAAAATCAATATTATTAACAAACTTTGCAAAAAGCACAAAAGACAAGAAAAAGTTATTCTCACTTGTTGTAAGTAAAGATGAATTATTGACTTCTGCCGGCAATAAGCTAGATAATATTAATAACGAAAAAATATTAACACAAAATGCGAAGATCCAAGAAAAAATTGAAATCCTTGCAACCAGAGTTGGACAACTCTCTACAGATCTCACAGAAGCAGCCAGACTCTACCAAGCAGGAAACAAAGCAGAAGCAAGAAAATACTTTGCCGACGCTGTCGATCGAGCAGCAGAAAGAGGCGATTTTGATGGGATCAATGTTAGCGGATCACCAGACAATAATGCAATTAAAACTGAAATACAAACAAGCACTGCAGGAAGCAGACCAGAATCAGAAAACATAAGTAATAAGTTATTTGACGAACCAGGTGGAAAAGGTTCAGTTGAGCAAAGTCAATCATTAAAAAACGAAATACTATTAGATACAGAAGTTCCTACTGCTAAACCTACACAAACAGATTTAACTAATTCTTTAAATGCAGAAAACAAAATTCTTAATTTAGAAGAACAAAGAATGGTTAATGATATTGAGCAAAGAATAAATTCAGGCGCTGCAACAAAACAAGATGTTATTGATATTGAAAACAGTAATCTAGTTAAAAAAATAATAGAAGATCAAGATGCTTATTATGAAATTAATCGTACTGATATTGAACCTAATTTTGTTAATGGAAGATTTACAGAAGAATACTTAAATAATAAAATTTATAAATTGGGACAAGATGAATACAAAGGAATAGAGACAGTATTAAATGCTGTATATAAAACAGGATCTGAAACAAAAGATCGTATTGCTGTAATTATAACAGGAGTACCTGCTTCTGGGAAATCAAAATTTACAAATGAAGTTAAAGACGTTACTAAAGGAATGGTAATTGATTCTGATGATTATAAAAAATTAATACCTGAGTATAAAAATGGTATTGGCACATCATCAGTACACAACGAAAGTAAAGAATTCTTTAAAAGAATGTTAAAAAAAACCATTACTAATGGAGATAATATTATTATTCCAACACTTGGAAGGAACGAAGAACCATTAACTAAAATAATTAATTCTTTAAAAAGCAAAGGATATGGAATTGCTATGATAAGAGTTGATGTTCCTCTTGCTGTTGCCGAGTTAAGAAACATTAAAAGAGCTATAAAAACAGGCAGATATGTTGATAGTCAAATCATTACAAAAGAAGTTGATAATAATATTAAAACAATTTACAATAAACTAACAAAGGAACAAATAAATGTCAGAGCTGAAATTGATGGCACAGTTGAAGACACCATCAGATACATTAGTGGATCAAAAGAAGAAATTGCACAAAATTTACGAAGATGGAGAGAATTACGAGCTGAAACTCCTGAAGGAACTGGAGCAAGAGCTATTGTTAGAGAAGAACCAATAGTTACTATTGGCGATGATACTGCAAGTATTTTAGATCAAGAATTTTCATTAAGCACTAAATTAGATGATGTTAATGAAATTGTTCCAGAATTAAAAACTATGAGACAAATTCTTGATGAAGAAAATCAAACTAATTTATTTATTAACAGATTGGCAGACTGCGTATGAGTTATAAAGATTGTATTACAAATGGTATTGCAGAAGGTAATGTTACCAAAAATCAAGCTGATGAACAGATAAAGTTATTTGATGAAAAGGTAGAAGAATATTTAGCTAAAGGAATGTCGCAAGCCGATGCTGAAAAACAAGCAGCTAAAGATTCATTTGATATTTTTAAATACGAAGCAGCAGAAAAAAAACGTAGAGAATTATTAACTCTTAAAGCTCAACAATCAATATCAAAACATTTTAAAACATACAGAAATATGAATGGAGAAGTAGATTATGGAAATGCCGGTATTTCTATTTTATCTCCTGATGACTATTCACCATACGTTACTGTAGAAAACCAAGTTAAGGTTATTAAGGGACAAGCTCATAAAATATTAGTTGATGTATTAGATACATTTAAACCTGGCATTGGTGGTTATACAAGAAATAAAGCTACACTAACTATGTTAGTTAGAGAAATTATTGAACCTGGTTCAACTACAAATCAAGCAGCAAAAGAAATGGCAGAAGCATGGAAAGCATCTTCTGAATTTTTAAGATTAGAATTTAATAAATATGGTGGAAGAATACCATCTAGAAAAGATTGGGGACTACCACAAATACATGACACTTTAGCAATTAGAAAAACAAATAAAGAAGATTGGATTAATTATACTATTGATAGACTAGATCCTGTTAAAATGATTAATGAAAAAACCAAACTTCCATTTAATGAAAAGACTTTAAGATTAGCATTATCAGATGTTTATGAAACAATAACTAATGAAGGTTTTAATAAAGTTAAAGCTACACAAAGAACTTTTGGAAGTAATCTTGCATCACGTTATACAGATCATAGATTTTTAGTTTTTAAAAATGCACAGTCTTGGATTGAATACCAAAATAGATTTGGCAATAATAATGCATTTCAGGTGATGATGGATCACATTAATAAAATGTCTAGAGATATTGCATTAATGAAAGTTCTTGGAGCAAATCCTGATGCTACTATTTCTTACATGACTACTCTTATTAAAAAACAAGCTCAAACAGATGTTACTAAACAAGTAAGACTTCCTGTTGCTAAACAACAATTAGAAGAAGCAAAAGCATTACTTGCTAAATCTACTGATCCTGTTGAAATTGAAAAACTTAATAGACAAGTAAGTCAATATGCTCAAGATATTTCTGATGCTGAAAAATTTAATAGAAAGTCAATAGCTCAATTTTTTGGTTCATTAGAAGAAGATAGAGCTAATACCAAAATAGAATTAATTAAAAATTTATATGGTTATCATAAAGGTGCTTTAACAAACCCAGTTGATGGGTTTGTAGCAAGATCTTTAGCAGGATTAAGACATATATTAACATCAGCTCAATTAGGATCTGCATCAGTTCTTGCATTAACAGACTTTAACTGGAGTAGAGCTGCTTCAGCTCATATTGGTTTACCTCAACACAGAACAGCACAAAATAGTGTTAAATTATTATTTGATCCACTTGATAAAAAAGGTAAAGCAAAACTTGCAATTAGACTTGGTTTAGTTGCTGAACATTGGA